GAGAGTGCCGTAGAGCCCTTCCAAGAGGCTCTGAGACGGGATCGCGGTCGAAACGGACTGGCGCTGCCGAAGCGCGCTGTCGCTCTCTACGGGCTGCCCTGGCGCGGCGGCGGATAGGTTCGTGACCGACTGCCAGCCGCGGGTGATGGTGGCGATGGAGCCTTTGCCGTTAGCGGTATCAATGGCCCCGGGCGCGAGAGCGATGGCGCCGAGCGTGACACAGGTGCCGGTAACGGTGATCTGTCCCGCGTCGGGGATGGTGAAATCGGGTAGCGACCACTGGTTGCCGACAGGGTCAGTGATGACGCCGCCGGGCACAGTGATGCCGGCCTGCCCGACGTTAAGAAAATCGCAGGTCGAGAAGGTCGCGCTCTTGCGCCGGATGCCGTTGATCTTGACGTTGGAGGAGAGGCCCGCGCCTTGCGCCGTGGAGGGCGAGAAAGCGTTGTAGGCCGCCAGCGTCTCGCCGTTCGCATCGTGGATGCCGGCCGCCAGCAGAGCCATGAACTGGCCATCCTGACTGGCCGCGTCCAGGATCATATCCGCGCCATAGATCGCCCGGTAGGACGCCTGCACGTAGGCGAGGCAATCCGCAAAGGTCGGGCGGATACAGCCGGCAGCCGTGATCTGGCAGACAGGGGTAGCGCCCATGCTTAGCGACCGTTCTCCACCTTGACGGTGATGTTGGCGGTGTTGGCGCCCTGCCCCGCGAGGTAGGAACGCGAGTAGACGGTCTGGATCGTGGCCGAGACGGTCAGGCCTCGGGTCTGGCGATCAAGGACGCTGTTGTAAGCCTCGATCTCGACGACACCTGGGGTATCGAGGATGCGAGCCTGTAGGGCGGGATCGCGCAACCCTTCGGTGCGCTTGCCGAGCACCTGTTGCTCGTAAGGCGTCCCT